GCAATTACTCCAGGAACGGCACGATTTAATTTGTGAGGGGAAGAGATGAGTTTATATTTCGTTGGCGATATAAATATCCTGGCTGATAAACGTCTTAGTTCCATAGATGTTAGGGTTTATTTTGCGCTAGTCTCATTTATGAATAAGGCGGATGGTAAATGTTACCCAAGATATGCCACAATTCAAAAGCGAACTGGGTTATCAAGACGTTCCATACAAAGATCAGTTAAACACCTTGCCAAGCTAAAGTTGATTAGTACGAAACGGCTAAGTTCTAGCAATTTATACCTATTAACACGGCAGAAAATATTACAAGAAAACATACAGAAAAGAGTGAGGAGACTCGTTGGCTCTTCTGATGAGCCAAATAGTCGTATATTAATAAAACCATCTTACTTAACTAAGAATAGGTTTAATAATAGGAATAACTATAATAGAGCATCTTCCTACACCCCAGTTGCTAAACATTCTATAGAATATGAAGGGGAAACATACATAGAATGTGGAAAAGAGGGTCATTATATTGAATATAGAAACAAAAAAGGGAATTTAATCCGCAAACATACATTTAAAAAGGATGAGCCAATAAAAAAGTTTAGTGCCATCGAGAAGGTGGCATGAAGTTAAGAGCTGGAAAGATAATAGAAATCTTTGAGGTTGCTGGTACAACTGAACGTTTAATGCCTGGTTTAAACGCTATAAAACCTAAAACTCCTAAAATGTATGATATTTTAAAGATGAGCCATGATCCAAAGGATCTTGGGTTTTGGCAGAAAAAGGGTTTAAAACTTAGAGCAAACTCAAAGCAAATAGCTTGCTGGGAATTAGCCATAGACTTATTAGGAAAAGCTAAACCTAACGATAGGAAGTTGATTTGGAAGAGAGCAAGACGTTATTCCTGGGTTGCTCTTGCTAGGATGTTTGGTTGTCATAGAGTTACAATCAAAAGACGATATAAACAAGCTATTTTAGATTTAGAGTTTAACCTAGATAAATCTTTACTAGACAGAATTGATTTAATTTAATAATAGGAACTATATACTGTGGTTGGTAGACCCTTAAAAAAAATACAATGCGAGAGTTACACAAGGGGAAGTAAATTTACAAAACAATGTCTCTGCAAAGGTTATTTTCAAAAAACTTCAGGTAAGTATCGCTGCAAGTTTCACGGAGGTTTTTCTACTGGACCAACATCACTTGAAGGCAGAATAAAGGCATTAAGGAATTTAAAATTTTTAAAGAACAAAACTGAAGAAGAAATACAACAATGGATCAAAAGCAAAATAAACGAAGTCTCATACCGGAAGAAACCCTCAACAAAATAATAGAACGAATTGAATTAGGAGAACCATTAACTAAAATTTGTAAGGATAAGTCAATGCCATCTTTATCTGTATTTTATAGATATATGAGAAATGACGAGAAATTACAAAACAAGATCCGACAAGCAAGAGAAACTGGTTGCTTTACCATTATTGACAAAATTAACGAAGAATTAGAAACACCCCAAGACAATCAACATATGATGTGGGTAAGGGAAAAATTAGCGATGAGCCGCTGGCTCGCTTCTAAACTGGCTTCTGGTGTATTTGGCGATAAAATTAAGCAAGAGGTTAAGCAAGATACAAAATTAATCATTCAATGGGATATTCCTGAAAATGAGAACAATCTTATTCAAGCTAAAGAAATTGTGGAAGAAGTACCTAAAACACCTATACAAGAGCTATCAAATAAATAGTTGACGTATATCCATATTAGGTGTTGACAGATTGTCAATCTTAATGATATAAGCAAATCATTAGGAGGTACTTATGAAAAAAACAAAAGTACAATATAAGATAACTGCTTTGGTTGATTTGTTTTATACTACTGGAGCTGTTAAAATCGAGAAGGTTGCTGAGCTTGGAAAGTTAGCAGACACAAAACAAAGTTTGCTTAATGAGTTTCCTTTCGCTTACAACTTTAATATCTCTACTGATAGAGTGGAGGTGTCTCAATGACAGATAAATCTAATAAATTAGTACAAGCAACAAACATATTAGAAATGGTTTTGTCAGGTGCTAGTGATTTAACTGATGAAATTACAAAACAAAACCTAAAAGATGAAGATTATAAAAGAATAAAAAGACATATTAAAATTGGTTATAAATTTTTAAAGGAATATTACAAAAGATAATTAAAAGATAATTAACCCCAGTTGAGTTTAACGCTTACTGGGGTTTTTTATTAGCATAAAAAACAATTAAAAAGGTTATTTTATTAGCTAAAATAAAAATATGTATTTATCCATATTTAAGGTTGACAAACGAGCAACGTCTATGTTATTGATCCTTATTAACTAAATAAGGAGCAATAAAATGAAACAATATAAAATATGGAATGACGTTTATGCGCCAAGTTATAAGAGTGGTAGAGCTTACGGAACAAACGAGACAACACACACAACTATATATATTGGCACAAGTTCAAAAAATAGTTTTGAATTTTTAAAGCATAAAACAAAACACACAGAGCAAAAAGATGGAACTAGATTGTATGAGTTTTTTGTAGATGGTGTTTGTGTTAAGTCTGCAACGTACAATCCAAAAAATAAAACTTGTATAGCTGCAACACATACAAAAGAATTAAATTAATAATAAAATCAATTAACCTGGGAGAGAGTGATCTCTCCTGGGTTTTTTTATGCCTATCATATTGGTTGAGCTATCTGGTTGGAGTGGGTGGATTGTTCGTATCTGTATGCGAGTGGCACGCTCTCGCACCCGCGTTATGCAGTTCTGGTAGTGTGAGCTATACCGGATTACACTTGGACCACTCTAAAATTATTGAATAAGTATTGATGTATATGGATATTCTGTAGGTATTGTACCTAAGACCCATTAAAAACGTAGAAAAAAAGTTAGTTTTCAGTTTGCAAGACCCCCATATACACCAAAAACGAGGCGCATAAATTATAAATATATATATCGGGACTTCAAGACACAAACACACACAAACACTATGGATAACATTAAAAACAAATTAATAACAGCAATGGTATTTACCGCAGAGGAGACGGGGGGATTAATAATCCACCTAAACGGATTTGAGGATAAAACCCATGCTGATAAGTTTTTAAAAAGATTAATGAAGAATAGCGGCATAGACTATAAATCAATACACGAGATGTTTGATTTACCAACAATTCACTAAGGAGGGATAATGGATATAAATTTACTTATTCATGAAGCTAAACATTATTGGAGAGATCACAAAAAAGTGGTTATAGGTGTTGCAGCTTTAATAGTAATATTAGCGATTTTATAATGCACGTAAAAATACCCTATACCCCAAGACCCTTACAGGCAAAACTGCATAAGGAATTAGATCGATATAGGTTTGCGGTATTATCGTGCCATCGTAGGTTTGGCAAAAGTGTGGCAATTATTAATCATTTAATAAAAGCTGCACTTACAAACAAACTTAAAAACCCTAGGTTCGCATATATAGCACCTACTTATAAGCAAGCTAAAAGTATCGCTTGGGATTATATGAAGATGTTTGCCGGAGGAATACCAGGGGTTAGGTTTCACGAAACGGAACTTAGATGTGATTTGCCGAATGGCAGCAGAATAACCTTGTTATCTTCTGAACAGCCAGATTCACTAAGGGGATTATTCCTTGACGGAGTTTGTATAGATGAGGTAGCGCAAATAGATCCGAGGTTATGGAACGAAATTATTAGACCAGCGTTATCTGATAGGAAGGGTTTTTGTTATTTTATAGGAACCCCAGCGGGTATGAGTAATATTTTTTATGAATTATACCAGCACGCTTTATCAGATGATAAGTGGTTAGCTTATACGGCTAAAGCGAGTGAGACTAAAGTTATCGACCAGGAAGAGCTAGATGCGGCAAAAGCTCAAATGGGAGAATCAAAGTATAAGCAAGAGTTTGAATGCGATTGGATTGCAAACATTGAAGGTGCAATCTATGGAGAAATTATTAAGAATTTAGAAGAGAAAAAGCAATTAACCAGAGTGGGTTACGATCCAGCGTTAGTGGTTAATACCGCTTGGGATATTGGCGTAGATGACAGCACGGCTATTATTTTTTTTCAACAATTAGGAAATCAAATAATGGTTATTGATTATTATGAAAATAATCGAGAGGGGTTGCCACATTACGTTCAAATGATAAAAGATAAAGATTATGTTTATGGAGAACATTTTGCTCCCCATGACATAGAAGTTACCGAATTTTCCTCTGGTAAAACCAGAAGGGAAGTTGCTTACCAGCTTGGAGTAAGATTTAAAATCTTACCTAAGATACCTTTAGAAGATGGTATCCACAGTTTAAAAATGGTTCTGCCAAAATGCTGGTTTGATATAGAAAGTACAAAACCATTAATTAATGCTTTACGACATCATCATCGTAAGTATAACGAAAAGATGAAGATGTTTAGTAATAAACCAGTTAAGGATTGGTCTAGCCATGCTTGCGATAGCGCAAGATACATGGCTTTAGCAATAACCGAACTACCAAGAGAAAAAGTTGCAGCGCAGAAAACCGCTGTCAATGATTATTTAATACACGGAGAAATATAATATGGGATTTTTAATGCCAAAAGTATCGATGCCGGCTTTACCGCCAGCACCAGCACCTATGCCTGACCCACCTTCTTACGAAGATGCGGATAGAAAAGCAGCCATAGCAGAAAAGGAAAGAAAAATAAGAGCTGCGAGAACGGGAAGAGCATCTACTATTTTAACATCAGCTAAAGGTTTAGAAGATGATGAAACATCAACAAAGAAAACTTTATTAGGAGGATATTAGTATGGGAGGAGTAGCAAGAAAAATATTACCAAAACCACCAGCACCCGCACCAGTTTATACACCAGCTCCAACTAAAGCTGAAGTATCACAAGCAACAACAACTGATGCTACGGGTATTATGCGAGGCAAAGGTAGATCATCGACAATATTAACTGGAGCAAAAGGTTTAGGCGACAACGCATTAACAACAACTAAGAAATCATTACTCGGAGGATAGATGGCAGTAGAACCAAAAGCAAAAATGGTTATTGAGAGATATAAAACTCTCAAAGCACAAAGGGTTACTTGGGAAGATCATTGGCAAGATATTGCTGATTATTTCTTACCAAGAAAAGCAAACATAACTATTAAACATACAAAAGGCGATAAAAGGCACGACCAAGTTTATGATGGTACAGCCACACACGCATTAGAATTATTATCAGCTAGTTTAAATGGTATGCTAACCAATACTGTTTCCCCTTGGTTTATATTAAAATTTAGAAATGAAATTATAAGTCAAGATGACGAAGCTAACGAATGGTTAGAAAGCTGTGCAAAAGTTATGCAGCAAGTCTTTGCTAGATCAAACTTCCAACAAGAAATATTTGAATTATACCACGAACTATTAGCGTTTGGTACGTCTGCGATGTTTATTACGGATGATCCTAAAGATGATTTAAGATTTAAAACAATTCACATTTCAGAAATATTTATTACTGAAAATGAAAAAGGATTAGTGGATAGCTTAACTAGAAGATTTCATATTAAAAATAAAAACATTCCATTAATGTATCCAGATGCGCAATTACCAAGATCTATAATAACAGATATTGAAAAAGCACCTTATGATGATGCTGTTATATTACATTCAGTTTATCCTAATGAAGTTAAGATGGGATATGACAATAGTAAAAATATGGATTGGGTATCTTGCCATGTTCACGAAAAAACAAGTACATTGTTAAGAGAAAGTGGATTTAAAGAATTTCCTTATGTCGTTCCAAGATATTTAAAATCTTCTTCAAACGAAGTGTATGGCAGATCGCCAGCGATGAATGCTTTACCTGATACTAAGATGTTAAACACGATGTCTAAGGTATCTATTAAAGCAGCTCAAAAACAAATTGACCCACCTTTAATGGTTCCTGATGATGGTTTTATTTTACCAATTAGAACTGTTCCTGGTGGATTAAATTTCTATAGATCTGGAACTAGAGAAAGAATTGAACCATTAAATATTGGTAGCAACCAACCTTTAGGTTTGCAAATGGAAGAACAAAGAAGAAAAGCAATTAGAGAAAATTTCTTTGTCGACCAATTAATGACAGTACAAGGTGTTAATATGACGGCAACTGAAGTTATGCAAAGAACTGAAGAAAAGATGAGATTGTTGGGTCCAGTATTAGGAAGATTACAATCTGAATTATTACAACCATTAATTACTAGAGCTTTTAATTTATTACTTAAAAATAATAAATTACCTCAAATGCCAGAAATGTTAGGAGAACAAGACGTTGAAATAGAATATGTTTCTCCTTTAGCCAAAGCTCAAAAGACACAAGAGCTTTCATCTATCATGAGAGGAATAGAAATATTTGGTTCAATGCAAAACATTGCACCAGTATTTGATTACATAGACATAGATGGTTTAGTTAATCATGTTCAAGATGTTTTAGGATTACCAGCTAAAATTATGAGATCAAAAGCAGAGGTACAACAAATCCAACAACAAAAACAACAAGCCGAAATGGAGCAAATGCAATTACAACAAGCACAGCAAGTCGCTGAAGCAGCTGGTAAAGTAGCACCCGCTCTAAAGGTGGCTAATGAACAATAATGATTTAAAGCAATTAACTATTGCTTACAAACAAGTTTTTGAATCTGACAATGGTAAAAAAGTATTGGAAGATTTAGAAAAGAGATGCAGCTATCATAGCACTACTCACATTAAAGGAGATAGTCATGAAAGCGCATTTTTAGAAGGAACAAGATCAGTAGTCTTGTTCATTAAAAATATGCTTAACAAAAAAGGAGAATAAAAATGTCAAGCGAAAATCAAGAGGTAGCAGCACCGGTTGAACAACCATCGGTACTGTCTGGAGACCCTAAAACAGAAACTCCACAAGCAACTACAGATTGGAAAGCTAGTCTTTCTGAAGAAATAAGATCTGATAAATCTTTAGAGAATATTAAAGATATAGAAGGTTTAGCAAAGTCTTATGTCCACGCACAAAAAATGGTTGGATCGGATAAAATTCCAGTTCCAAACAAATATGCAACAGATAAGGATTGGGATGCAGTTTATGAAAAACTAGGTAGACCAAAATCTGCTGATGGATATAAATATGACTTACCACAAGACAAACAAGTGGATGAAGCATCATTAAAAGAATTTTCAAACCAAGCGCATAAGTTGGGATTATTACCAACACAAGCTAATGGTGTTGTTAAATTTTATAATGAAATGACAGCTAAGTCTATACAAGATGCTGACAGTAAAGCTCTTGCTGCTAGAGAAAATAGCACAAAGGAACTTAAACAAGAGTGGGGTCAAGCATTCGATCAAAAAATTAACCAAGCAGCAACTTTAGCAAAATCAGTTGGTGCTACTGAGCTTTTTGATACTAATTTAGCAGATGGAACTAAACTGGGAGATCATCCGGTTATGATTAAAGCATTTGCAGAATTAGCAAGTAAAATGGGAGAAGATACTATAACACAAGCATCTGGACCAGCTTATTTGACACCAAACCAAATTGAAAAGCAAATTGGAGAACTAACGCAAGTTGGTTCAGCTTATTGGGATAAAAACCATATAAACCATCAGGCAGCGGTTGAAGAAGTTTTGGCTTTACGAGAAAAGAAAAATCAAGTATAGCTGAAAATAATTAGGATAATCGAAAGACCCTAGTTGACACTATGAAAGTATAGGTTCCAGGAGAACTAAAATCGAGGAGCGACCCGTAAGGATAATCATCCGATTTAACATTAACATAAACAATAACGGGAGGAACTTATTATGAGTTCACAAATAACTACTTCTTTCGTTGAGCAGTATAGCTCTAATGTTGCTATGCTTTCTCAACAAATGGGAAGTAAATTAAGATCTTCTGTTGATGTGGAAAAAATAACTGGGAAAAACGCTTTCTTCGATCAAGTCGGAGTTACTGCTGCTCAATTAAGAACGAGTAGACATGGCGATACACCTCAGATCGACACTCCTCATAGCAGAAGAAGATTGAGCTTGGCTGACTACGAATGGGCTGACTTAGTTGACGATGTTGACAAAGTTAGAATGCTTGTAGACCCAACTAGCTCATACGCTAGAGCGGCTGCGGCAGCTATGAACAGAGCAATGGATGATGTAATTATTACAGCGTTCAACGCTTCTGCGAATACTGGTGTAGCTGGTGGTACATCTACAGCTCTACCTTCTGGACAAAAAACAGCAACTTCAGATCAATCAGATGGTTTGACTATTGCTAAACTTTTGGCTGCGAAGAAAATCTTAGATGATAACGATGTTGACCCTTCATTGAAGAGATACATTGTTTGCGGACCACAACAAATATCAGATCTATTAGGAACAACTCAGGTTACAAGTTCGGATTACAACGTAGTTCGTGCTTTAGCAACTGGAGCTATCAATTCCTACTTAGGATTTGAGTTTATAATGTCAACTAGATTGAACAAGGATGCAACTAACACTACTGACAGATTAGTTTTTGCATATACTGAAGATGCTATTAAATTAGGTATCGGTAAGGATATTTCTGCAAAAATTTCTGAAAGAGCTGACAAGTCTTACTCAACTCAGGTTTATTACTCAATGAGTTTGGGAGCAGTTCGTATGGAAGAAGAAAAAGTTGTTCAAATTCCTTGTCATGAAGCATAATCAATAGAATAGGAGAAAATCACAATGGGAACTAAAAACTCAG